ATGGAACGCATACCATCACACAGCAGGAATTATACCACAAGGCGGTGGGTGCCGTCAAGCGCAGTGCGGGACCTTATCCTTACCGGTATTGCCATTGGGATTTGTCTTGCGGCCTGCTGCGGGGTCCACGCGCTGGATGCTGGCCCGGGCATCACCCACACGCTGGACAAGCATCCCGGCGGGCCTGTGCTGGCGCGGGAGCTATTAGAGGCAGAGTTTATCAATCCCACTCCATTATCGGACGAGCTGTACATAGTCCTGCTGGATGCCTGCGAGGAGAGCGGCGTAGAGGTGCCGCTTGCGCTTGGCGTGATCGAGGTGGAGAGCGGGTTTGACGTGGACGCGATTGGGCCGGACGGCAAAGATATCGGGCTCTATCAGATCAGGACCAGCAACCACGCATGGCTTACGTCAGAGACCGGGGCAGACCCTATGACGCCTGACGGTAACATTGAGTGCGGCGTGTGGATGCTTGGGTATCTGCTGGACCGATATGAGACCCAAGGCGCGGCTCTTACGGCTTATCGGTGGGGCCATGACAATGGGGAAAGGACATATGCAGCCACCGTTTTTGAGGCGGCTGAGAAATGGAGGGGGAAATGAATTACAAAGGTATGGACGCGAACATGCGGTGCAGAGGTGTCCAGTATGAGGTCGGGAAAGAATATGAGACAGATAAAGCTGTAGCATGCGAAATAGGATTCCACGCATGCGAATATCCGCTCGATGTTTTTAACTATTATCCCCCGGCGACAAGCCGATATTTTAGCGTCGAGCAAGGAGGGGTGCTCAGTGGACTTGGTGGTGATACAAAAGTTGCATCGACAAAGATTAAGATTTTAGCCGAAATAAGCATTGCAGAATTGGTAAAGGCAGCAATTGGATATATAAAGAAACGCACGGACGAAGAGCCCGGAGGGCACGCTACTGGCAACCGGGGTGCGGCATCTGCTACTGGTTACCATGGCGCTGCGTCTGCTACTGGAGAACGGGGCGCGGCGTCTGCTACGGGCTTCCAGAGCGCGGCGGCGGCTACGGGAGATCAGAGCGCTGCGTCTGCTACGGGCAACCATGGCGCGGCGTCTGCTACTGGCTATCAGAGCGCTGCGGCTGCTACGGGCACCCATGGCGCTGCGTCTGCTACTGGCTATCAGAGCGCTGCGTCTGCTACGGGCTTCCAGGGCGCGGCGTCTGCTACTGGCGACCTGGGCACTGCGTCTGCTACGGGCAACCATGGCGCGGCGTCTGCTACGGGCGACTATGGCGCTGCGTCTGCTACTGGCAGATCTGGGGTCGCACTTGGGGCAGGGTTTTGCTGCAAAGCAAAGGGGGCGCTTGGGTGCGCAATCTGTGTGGTAGAGCGCGGCGCGTGGGACGGGGAGACGTATCCTATCATCGGCATCAAAGCAGCGGTTGTAGACGGGACAACCATTAGGGCCGATACATATTATACTCTGCATAACGGGGAGTTGGTAGAGGCATAAAAAGCGCCGCCGTTTTTGAGGCGGCGGGGAAATGGAGGACCGCATAATGACCGGGGATTTTAGGATAACTTTGGCCTATCTAAAAGAGCTTGGGGCGTGTCGAGCCGGGCAACGTGAGTTTCACAGGGCATTTCCTGATGGCGCAGGATACCAGGAGACGCTTGACAAGTGCGCTGATGCGAGGCGTGTTGATTTTGGAAAATGGCTATTGGATAAGCTGGGCCCTACAGACGATGTGCGCATCTACCAAGAGCCGATTGAGGACCGCAATAAAGTTATTATTTTTGCAGGCAGAATCGAGTTTGAGGCAGATATTAATGTAAAACATATTTTTGCTGGTTGTGGCATCGAGGCTGGCTGTGGCATCAAGGCTGGCTGTGGCATCAAGGCTGGCTGTGGCATCGAGGCTGGCTGGGGCATCAAGGCTGGCTGGGGCATCAAGGCTGGCTGGGGCATCGAGGCTGGCTATGACATCGAGGCTGGCTGGGGATACGGGATTTTCGCCGGGATTCGCGTCAAAAACGAGCTATGGTCTAGCCTTGCGATTGTTGAGGCAAACACTAAGCCAACAAATCTTATTTCTGGGCATTGGGTGGAACCAAATGCCCAGAAAAATGGGTGATCATATGTCGAAACGAATTACACAACAAACCCGAAAAGAAGGGTATAATCGAGCGCTGTCCACGATTAGGCCACGCCAGGCCCTCATTATATCGGCACTCAGGACGGGACCTATGACTGCGGCTGAGGTGGCTGACAAACTTGGGTTTGGAGACCTCAATGCGGTAAGGCCACGGCTCAATGAGCTGGAAAAGATGGAGATCGTGCATGTAATAGATAAGCGGATCAACCCGCACAGCGGCGTAAACAATGCGGTGTACGAGCTAAAAAGGGAGGCGTTAGAATGTTGCATCCAATAATGGATGATCCGCAAGATCGCAGGGCAGATGCCTATTGCCAACATTGTGGGGCAGAGCTTTGGGGCAGCGACGCGGATCCAGATTGCGGAGGTAAAACCTTATGCCCGCAATGCCGGGAAGATATAGCCGACACGGAGCGCAGGAAAGAGATTATAACAGCAGTTTTAGAGGCAGCAGACCGCGAAAACAAAAAGTATTTGTCTGATGATGTGTGCAACATCATCTGGAACAGGCTGGTTTCTAAATTTGGAATATAGGAGGCCAAATTGAATATTTACGAAAAAATTGCCTCCATTATGGGGGATATCCAGTACCTTGCAAAGGACGATAGGGTAGAGTTTAACAAAACCAGTTATCGTGCCCTGTCAGAAGAAAAAGTCACCTCTATCATGCGGGCGGAGCTGTTAAAGCACAAATTGATTGTGTACCCAGTGGCCCAGGCCACGAATCGTGCAGGCACGATTACCCACGTGGATGTGACATATCGGATGGTCAATGTGGAAGACCCCAAGGAATACATAGAGATCGCATCTTGCGGAGACGGCGCGGACACGCAGGATAAGGGGAGCGGCAAGGCGATGACGTATGCATTTAAGTACATGTGGCTCAGGACATTTGCTTTGCCGACCGGAGAGGACCCTGACAAGATCTCAAGCGCAGAGTTAGATTATAGGCAGTCAAATATACAGCCGCCCGGCCCCGCATGTGCGGATTGTGGCAAGGAGATTATGCCATACAACGACGGTAAGAGAGCCATTACCGCCGCAGAAATGGCAGCTCGATCCACGGAGATGTTTGGGCGAGCGCTATGTGCTAAGTGCTCCAAGGCGGAGGGCCGAAGAAGGGCGGATGCTGGCGCATGATACTGACCTGTGACAAGGCTCGTTGGTATGAGGACAGCGATGGGTTTTGGGCGGCGTTCCGCACACGGGACCGGGCATCCGCAGCAAAGATTTCTGAGCAGATGGACGGCGCTTGGGTAGTGGAGGCCCGGAAACAGCCCCGCAAGCGCAGCCTGGACGCTAACGCCTACCTGTGGGTGCTGCTGGACAAACTTGCGGCGGCACTGGGACAGACCAAGGAGGAGCTGTACCGGGGCTTTATCCGGGAGATTGGTGTCTTCCGAGATTTCCACCTTGCGCCGGAAGAGGCGGCAACCTTTGAGGTGGCATGGTCCCGGCTGGGAACCGGGTGGGTCACGGAGCATGTGGACTACACCCGCGATGGGGAGCAGGTGGTGATCCGGGCCTATTACGGCAGCAGTCAATACAACACCAAGCAGATGGCCCGCCTAATCAGCGCCGTGGTAGATGAGTGCAAAGCACAAGGGATAGAGACGATGACACCGGATGAGCTGTCCAGTCTGATGGACCGCTGGGATGCTGTTTGATGGATAGCATTTTGCAGGGAGATACGCGAGAGTGCTACATCACTGGGGCAACAGATGGGCTCCATAGACATCATATTTATTTTGGCAATCCTAACCGCAAAATCAGCGAGGCAAACGGGTTTTGGGTGTGGCTCCGCTGGGACTGGCACAATGGGGCCGAGTATGGAGTGCATTTTAACAGAGACCTGGACTTAAAGCTTAAACGGGAGTGCCAAGAGAAATACGAGGAGACCCACAGCCGGGAGGAGTTCCGGAAGCTGATCGGGAAAAGTTACTTGTAGGAGGACGAAGCATGCTCAACAAAATTTTTATCATGGGGCGCTTAACCCGTGATAGGCTGGCTTATAGAGAGGCGGGGACCCAATGAAAACATGGACAACGGAAGAAATAGATGTTTTGATTCAAAATTATAATGTTGTTTCGAATGAAACACTCGCAACGTTAATCCCCAATAAAACGAAGCAAGGAATTTATAAAAAGGCATATAAACTTGGGCTTCGCAAATTCATCCGGTTACGTAATGGAGCACATATTAGTTTGGGAAAGAGAAACGGGTTTTCCCGTTCCTGATGGATGTTGCATCCATCAGGAACGGAAACAAATCTGATAATCGGATTGAAAATCTTCGCCTTATGTCTTTTGGAGCGCACACCACTTTTCACCATTTAGGGAAGCGTCACTCAGAAGAAACAAAGCAAAAAATAAGAGAACAGAGGGCAAAGGTATGCTGAACAAAATATTTTTGCAGGGACGGCTTTGCAAAAACCCCGAGCTCCGGAACACCCAGAACGGCACCGCCGTGGCATCATTTACTCTGGCCGTGGACCGGGACTTCAAGGACAAGGATACCGGGGAGAAGAAGGCAGATTTTATCAATGTGGTTGCTTGGCGCTCCACAGCCGAGTTTGTCTCCAGGTATTTCACCAAGGGCCGTATGGCCGTCGTGGAAGGCCGTCTCCAGATCCGGGATTACACGGACCGGAACGGCAATAAGCGCACCGCCGCAGAGGTAGTGGCCGACAACGTCTATTTTGGTGACTCCAAGCGGGACGCCGATGGCGGCGGCTATGCCGCGCCTCAACAGCCTGGAGACGGATTCGCTGAGCTTGAGGACGATGACGGCGATCTCCCCTTTTAAGGGGGTACCGAGATCATGGCGGGAAAACCGAAGACCGGGCTTGACTATGCCGGGTGGTCGGTGAATCTCTTTGACGGCGACACAAAGATCGACAAGCTCCTGGACGCACAGGGCTGGACCGGGTTCGGCATTTATTTTTACCTGTGCCAGATGGCTTACAAATTTGACGGATACTTCTACCGTTGGGCTTATGACGATTCTGCATCCACCGCAAGGCGGATGGGGGGCGGCATTGGGTCCGGGACCGTTGAGGAGACGGTGAGATACTGCTTGCAAATTGGTCTCTTTGATCAGGGGCTGTTTGACGGGTGGGGCATCTTAACGAGTAGAGGTATACAGAGGCGATTCTACGCCGCGATCCAGGAGCGGCGCAGAAAAGCCGTCATATCAGATTACTGGCTCCTGAACGATGAAGAATCGAGGGGTCTGGAAAAGTGCGCCTCATATGAGAATGCTCCACCTGCAAATGAGCATTTGCCACCGGCAGATGGTCATTTGCCCCAGGCAAATGCCTATAAAAGTAAAGTAAAGGAAAGTAAAGGAGAGGAGGTACGCGCGTGCGCGCGTAAGGACCCTGATATCGCTCATGTGTTTGGTTACTATTTTGACCACATCTGCCCCCAGATGACCCAAAGGGCAGCGGATGAGTTGAAGGCATATATCAGCGCTATGGGGCCTGAATGCTGCATTCGCGGGATGGACGAGGCCATCGAGGGCGGTGTATTGACTTGGAAATATGTAAAAGGCGTACTGGACGCCAAGCGGAAGCAGGGTGTGAAGAGCATGGAGGACTGGGACGAGCTGGAGAAGCGGAGAAATCAGACAGAACCGCCCACAGCTCCGCCGCGCCCTGCAAAGAGATATCAGACGGTGGAGATCGATGGGAAGCTGGTAGATGTAGAGGTGAAAGCATGAAACAGGGCATATCGCCCGACGTATCGCTTGCCGGGTCCATCCTGATCGACCCCAGGTGTCTGGATGAGGTGCGGCGGACGATTACGCCGGAGATGTTCGGGGACCGGCGGTGCCGGGCCATCTACGAGGCCGCCTGCGAGCTTTCCGACGAGGGAGCGACGGTAGACCCCGTGACGATCCGGAGCCGGGCGGCGGAGTGGGACGACGCCTTCTCGCAGCAGGCCATGGAGATCACGTTGACGGCGGCCAATGTGGGGGCATACTGTGAGGCGCTGCATACGGAGTTTCTGCGCCGGGAGCTGCTGGCGGGCATACAGGAGCGGGCGGACGCCCTGCTGGCGGGCCATGACCCGCTGGGAGAGGCGACGGAGCTGCTGACGCTGACGGAGCGCATCGCAGAGGGCAGCTACGACGCCGGAGTGGTATCGGCGCGGGAGGCGGCTGCGGAACTTCTGGAGGACCTGGACCGTGTAGATGAGGGGTATCGGGCCTTCGTGGAGACCGGAATTTCGGATCTTGACCGCATCCTGGGGGGCGGTCTGATCCGGGAGGGACTGTATATCCTGGCCGCCCGGCCTGGCTGCGGAAAAACCACGCTGGCCGCAGCGCTGGCGGAACGGATGCTGGAAAGGGGGAGGCGAATCCTTTTTATCAGCCTGGAGATGTCAAGAAAGCAGCTCATGGCCCGCAGGGTGGCGGCGGATGTGGGGCGTGCCACGGCGGCCCAGATCCTGCGGGGAGAACTGTCGGAGGAGGAGCGGAAAGCCGTGGGGGAAAGCCTCGTGAAGCTCGCCAAACGGCCATTGTTTTTTAACAGAAGGGCCTCCCTGAACACCTCTGAAATTCAGTTCCTCGCCAAACAGAACCGAGCGGATGTGGTGATCATCGACTACCTGGGACTGATGAAGCACGACGCAGGTAAGAGTCTTTATGAGCGAGTCACTGGCACAAGCAATCAGCTCAAGCGGATGGCACGGGGTCTGGAGACGCCGGTTCTATGTCTGGCCCAGCTCAACCGGGAAGTAGAGGGGCGGCAAAACCAGGAGCCGCGACTTTCCGATTTGCGGGACAGCGGAGCCATAGAGCAGGATGCGGACGGTGTACTGCTCATACACAGGCCGGCGATAGAGGATGCGGACGAATATGGTCCCACACCCATGGAGGTCACAGTGGCAAAGAACCGCCACGGTAGGACGGGGAAAATTGAGCTCAACTGGTACATGAGGAGCGGACGAATACTGGAGGTGCGCCACCTTGGATAGGAGAGTGGCAAGTGTGATCCTGAAAGGGATGGAGATGAAATATCGGGCCATGATCGGCATTGGGTCTGATTTTGACGAGATATATGCGCAGCTCGTGGAGGCGCTGGAAATGGCGGGAAGGGCTCTGGACTATGATTAAATTTATGATCCCATATCCACCCACGAAAGCGGGTAAGACAGCGTGGAACAAGCGGTACGGGCTGAATGCCTACTACGCTGGGAAGCACCATCAGGTGAGGAAAAAAGACGCACAGGAGCTACACACCATCGCCTGGTCGGCGATGAAACAGGCGAAGGTCAGAAAGAAAATGGTGACGGGACCGGTAGAAGTTAGATTCTATTGGGACGACAACTTGGACGTTGATAACCACGCCGTCATTGGGAAAGCCGTGGTAGACGCCATGAAGGGCTATTTGCTCCCGGATGATAACCGAAAGTGGGTGCGTAAAGTATCCCACGAGTTTTGGGACGGAGGCGCTATCCTGGTTGAGGTACGGAAATATGAGAAAAATACTGATTTATACCTGTGAGCGATGCGGGATTGAGTTTTCGGGGCGGAACAAACGGAAAGGCCGCATCCTGTGCTCAAAGTGTATGGATATTGAGTGGGAGGCCAGGCGGAGAGAACGGAAACGGACGAAATCAAGACCACAGGGGCAAAGCCTGGCCCAAGTGGCAGCGGAGGCCCGGGCCCATGGGATGACGTATGGGCAGTGGGTGGCGCGGGCAGGAGGAGGAACATAGTGGATATTGATAAGCTGATTGAGGCCATAAGGCTGTGCGGGAGTCAGCCGAACGTCCGGCAGTGCAGAAATTGCGCTTACTATGCGGGCGGGGATATGAGCAGATGCATCCCGCGCATGACGGCGGATGCCTCCGCCGCGCTCTCCGCGCTCCGGGCCGAGCTGGAGCAAGTGAAGCGTGAGAGGGATGCGGCGTATAAACTACTTGGTGGAGAGCCCCCAAAGACCTGTAAGACCTGTGTCCTTTGGGGTGGAAACGGATGGGGACAGTACCAGATCGGGTACTGCGAAGGAGATGACAACCCGCATGGGCCGGATGATTTTTGTTCCATGCATCGCGGGCCGCAGAAGGAGGGATGAGCGATGAACATCGGACTCATTGATGTGGATGGGCATAGTGGGTTCCCAAATTTGGCGTTGATGAGATTGTCGGCATGGCATAAAGCAAGAGGCGACGCCGTTGAGTGGTGGGATGGGTTCAAAGTCTACGACCGGGTATATATGAGCAAGGTCTTTACGTTTTCGCCGGACGTGGAGACCATCATCCGGGCGGATGAGGTGATCCGCGGTGGTACTGGTTACAAAGACTACGGCAGCCTCCCGCGAGAGATAGAGGCCACCTTGCCGGATTACAGCATCTATCCGCAGGTCAAGCACGCGATCGGCTTTTTGACCCGTGGATGTATCCGCAACTGCCCGTGGTGCATCGTCCCGCGCAAGGAGGGGGCAATACGCCCGGACTTTACATGGGAGAAAATAAAGCGATCGGACAGCCGTGATTTGGTGCTCTTGGACAACAATGTGCTGGCACACCCGCATGGGATAGAGCAAATCGACTCAATGGGTCATGCGCAGGTACGGGTGGACTTTAATCAGGGGTTGGATGCCAGACTAATTACAGCGGACGTAGCCAGAATGCTGTCAAAGCTGCGCTGGATACGGTTTGTGCGCCTGAGCTGCGACACAGCGTCTATGCTCCCGGTGATCGAGCAGGCGGTAGCCTATATGAGAGAGGCGGGAATCGCGCCGTTCCGATTTTGGTGTTACATGCTGGTACAGGATGTGGAGGAGGCTCACCGGCGCGCACTGGCACTGGACAAGCTGGATATTATCCCATTTGCTCAGCCGTACAGGGATTATGACGGCGGTGAGCCAACTAAAGAGCAGCGCAGGTTTGCAAGATGGGTTAATATGCGAGCCGCATTTAAATCGTGCAAATGGGAGGACTTCTCGGGATGATTTGGAGATGGGAGGCAATGACCGATGGCAAGGGCGATTGACGGAATTGCTTATGAGGGGAAGGCTGGAACAATTCTAGTGGAAAATCCTTTGCTCGCTGAATATGTAAAACTTGGCCACATTGACCGCCTCCGTGAACTGGCCCAGGCGGACAAAGAGGGGCGGTGCGTGGTGCTGCCGTTAGACGATTATACCTGGACTATTCGAGGGGACATTGTTCGTGGCATTATCAAAGCAAATTGTCGGGCTGCGAAGAAAGAGGCCGAGGCCGCACTACGGAGGGAGCAGGATGATTGATTGGGCAGTCATAAAAAGACTTGGGATATGCTTCCCTGGATGGTTCATCAACGCCCAGGGGGAGTTTATCGCCCACCAAAAGGCAGTGGATTAGCGTCAAGGAGAGGCTGCCGGACCCGCCCGGCGGGGAAACAAAAAAGCCGCCCCATCACAGGGGCGGCTTGGCGCGGGGGAATGCGCGGTAGAGCGCACATTACAGGAGCTCTCTCACATCTACGCCCAGCGCGTCCGCTAGAGCTAGGGCATTGGTGAGGGTGACGTTGCCCATCTTTCCCTCCCCTTGCTCGATGCGTTGGATTTGCCTTGTATTGACGCCGGACCGCGCCGACAGCTCTTCAAGAGTCATGTGTTCTTTGCGACGGGTCCATTCGAGGTTTGTGATTGCCTTACCCCGGCAGTCGCGTCCATAAGACACCAGCGTGCAGACAGTGCAGTCACCGTCTGCACGCTGGCAATCGCCGTATTTCCTCCTCATTTGATCACCATGTTGTAGTATCCACGCTCACCGTCGTTGCCAAGCCGCTCCAAATCATCCAGACTATACCCCCGGAAATACTTGGCTTGCGGGGGAACTCCCAGGCCGGGTAGGTCATGGTGATGCTTGTACAGGTAACGCATAAGCTGTATTTTGACCGGCTCGGTTAAATCATCCGGGATGCCGCCAGGCGCGGCTGCGTCCAGGTGGAGATACCCATCTTTGACTTTGCGGTCATCAGATAGGACATCCCATCCGCGCTCGGTAAATTTGACGACTGCTTTGCCGCCGGAGCAGGACAAGGCGACAAGAGTGATCTCGTTGGCTTTTTCCATGCTGCATCCTCCTTTTTATGCCCTCGTGACCTCCGGGGCGGGATTTCTGTTTTTAGATTTCGCTTTGCCATGCTTCAAATTTTGCGATCATCGTATCATCTGATACCCTGTAATACTCCACGATAATCCTTAAGTCCTCGTTTCCATTTACGGGATTATCTTTTTCCCACCAATCCCAGTCAAAGTTCTCTTGCACCTCTTCTTCAACGTCCACGTCTACAAGCTTGTCGCTGTATGTCTCCTCGTAGTTATATCCGCTCCCGTCAACCCACTCTTTAATCGTGATAACTTCTCTTACTTTCATTTCCTTTCTCCTTCTGCCCTCGCAACCTCCGGGGCGGGACGTTTCCTGCGTTAATATTGCCAAGTGATTTGCTGCCCGTTATCCATATCGACCCAAGCAAGTTTATAAGTCTTTTTGAGGCTGCTGCCGCAGTAGCCGCCAACCGTGACATATACACGGTGCTTCCCGTAGTTTTTCCACTCTCGTGCGTCCAACTTGTAGCTGTCATAGTAGCTCATAATTTTTTCCGCTTTTTCCGTCAGGATTTCGATAGTTCCGTCTGTCAATCCGTAATTTTCCATTTTTGAGTCCTCCTTATGTTTTGCGCTCCTCTTTATGTTCTTATTATACGCTAATATTGTCTTAATGTCAATAGCAAAATGCTAAAATTATCTGATATTTTTGAGGGGGGGAATAACCATTGAATGAGTTCCCGAAGCGGTTGAGGAGGCTGAGGGAGAGCAGGCGTCCAGTGCGGAGTATGGCGGTGACATCCGAACTGATGGGGCTAAGCCACGATGCGCTAAGGCGGTATGAGCGCGGGGAGCGAGAGCCAGGATTGACGGAGCTAAAACTGATAGCCAATTATTACTACGTCAGTTTGGACGATCTTTGTTGGGACGGCGGGGAACAAGAGCATAAATTTTAAACATATCGCAAAAACATTTTGTACATGCCTCCATTTGGAGGTGTAATAACCGGGTCATATGCGACAATGGGAGCGTGGAGGCGAATGCCTCCCGCTCCCTTCCATTTCCTCCTCCTTTCCCATCGCCGGGCCTCCCTCCCGGCAACGGCCCGCAGGCAAAGCCGTAAACCTGCAACATAGCCCGTAAGGGCTATATGTCCTTGTAGCTTATGAGGTAAGAGCGGCCCCATGATCGGGGCAGAGGCCGGTTCGAGCCCGGTCGAGGGCACAGAAAACCACGCCTGCCCTGGTCTCGGGGCGGAAGCGGGGAGATGAGAGACTATCCCCGGCGCGCTTGCCAGCTGAAAACTGCCGCAGTCGAGTGGCACGGGCGGAAAGCGCCGTGTCCGGAGACTAACCCAATTATCCGGGGCGGTGTGACAATCTAAGCGGGGCAGCGCATATATGCCGCGCCTATCCGCATGAGGATATGGACGGCCCTATGGATGTGCCCCGAGCTGCGGCGGGTGGCCCACAGCAAATCAGGAGAGGGCGGGGAGCGGGGTCCGCTCTCTCCTCAATAAAATGAAACTATATGAGAGGTGGCGATTATGGCTGCACGGCTGACGGATAGGCAAAAAAAGAAAATAGTGGCTGATTATCTGGAAACCGAGAGCTATAACGCCACGGCAAAAAAAAATGGAGTCTGCGGACAGACAGTCAGACGAGTTATTGAAGAATCTCAAGGGATCACCGAAAATCTCAAACGAAAAAAAGAGGAGAACACCGCCGGCATCCTGGCCTATATGGACAGCCGGAGAAAGCAGGTCTGCGACATCATCGAGGTGGGCCTTGCCGTGCTGCCGGAGAAGATCCAAACCGCAAAAACTGCTTCCGAGGTCACTACGGCAATCGGGACGCTGATTGATAAATGGGCGCTCGTCAAGAGCGAAGGGGAAGAGGGCAAGGTGCAGGTGATTATTGATGTCTGAGGTGCGGCTTTCTTCTGTTATTGGCCCCGCTTTCCACTTGCTAGCCCGTGACGTGTTCCAGCACGGGCACACTCACTACGACCTTTCCGGTGGGCGTGGCTCCCTGAAATCATCTTGTGTGTCATTGCTGGTCCCATTGCTTTTGATAAATAATCCGTGTACTCATGCATTGGTGCTCCGCAAGGTGGCAAACACCATTCGGGACAGCGTGTATGCTCAGTATCTTTGGGCAATTGGAGAGCTGGGCATGGCGCAGTATTGGGATGCAAAGGTGCAGCCCATGGAGCTGATCTATAAGCCGACAGGTCAAAAGATCATGTTCCGTGGCGCCGACGATCCCATGAAGATCAAGTCCATCAAGGTCCCATTCGGGTATATCGCCGTTACTCATTTTGAGGAAAAGGATCAGTTCGCAGGGCGGGCAGAGATACGAACCATTTTACAATCTACTATGCGTGGTGGCTCTAAGTTCTGGAACTTTGAAAGCTATAACCCGCCGATTTCCAGGGATAATTGGGCCAACAAGGACAGTTTGGAAGAGCGGGCGGACAGGCTGTGTCACAAATCCACATACCTGGAGGCCCCGCCGGAGTGGCTTGGGGAGCAGTTCTTGGCGGAGGCGGAGCATCTGAAAGCCACAGATGAGCGGGCATACCGTCACGAATACTTAGGCGAGGCTGTTGGGACCGGCGGGAATGTATTTGAAAACCTGGAATTGCGAGAAATTACAGACAAAGAGATTGCTTCCTTCGATAAGATTTACCAGGGCGTGGACTGGGGATGGTTTCCCGATCCATTTGCCTTTATCCGCCTCCACTATGACCGCGCCAGAGAGACAATATACCTAATGGACGAGATATACCAAAACAAGCTGACCAACGAGGCGAGCGGGAAGTTGATTCTTTCCAAAGGGTACAAGGACGCTTACATTACCTGCGACAGCGCAGAGCCTAAATCATCAGCGGACTACCGGGCGATGGGGCTCCCAGCCAAGGAGGCTATCAAGGGACCTGGGAGCGTAGAGTACGGCATGAAGTGGCTCCAGAGGCGGAAGATTGTCATTGACCGCAGAAGAACGCCAAATGCATACAACGAGTTTGTGAATTATGAGTATGAGCGAAATAAGGGCGGAGAAATTATCAGCGGTTATCCTGATGAGAACAATCACCTGATTGACGCTACTAGATATGCCCTGGAGAGAGTATTCCGAAGAATGGGGATAACGGCATGAATATTACAGAAAAACTGAAAGAGCTTGGTTACTCCACGGTGCCGGAGGAGTTTTACACAAAAGTGCAGGAGTGGAAGTCTTGGTATGAGGGCGACGTGAAGGGGTTCCACCGTTACCGGGTACGAAACGGGGCCGGGATGGTGCGCTGCAAGCGGTACACGCTCAACATGGGCAAGAAAATCCCGGAGGACTGGGCAAACCTCCTGATGAATGAGAAGGTAAAAATCACTTTAGAGGGGCAGAAAGAGCAGGCGTTCGTTGACCGAGTGTTCACTGAAAATAATTTCCTGGTCAAAGCAAACGAGATGCAGGAAAAGGCGTTTGCTCTTGGGACAGTGGCTTTTATTCCGCGTGTGGTGGGAATGGAGGCAAAGGAGACTGGGCCCGTTCCAGGCAGCGCAAGAGGCATTGTGATGGACTATGTGACCGTGGAGCACATCTGGCCGCTGGCGTGGCAAAACGGAATCATTACGGAGTGCGCTTTTGACAGCATTGTTACCGTAAACGGAGAGCAATACTGTTACCTGCAAATCCACCACAAGGTCAACGGGCTGTATGACATTGAGAACCGACTATATAAATACCGGAACAACAATGTGGACACCGAAGTGGGCTTAACCTCTGTGCCAAACTTTAAACGGGTGCCACGGGTGGTACATACAGGGTCTGACCGGCGGCGGTTTGTCATTGACCGGCCCAATATCGCAAACAATTTTGACGATTCCCCACTTGGAATATCCATCTATGCAAATTCCATTGATGTTTTAAAGGGCGCAGACGTGGCCTATGACAGTTACGTCAACGAATTTGTCCTAGGGAAAAAGCGCATCATGGTCAAGCCATCTGCCATGAAATACCTAGACGGAGAGCCGGTCTTTGACAGCGACGATTTGGCCTATTATGTGCTCCCAGAGGATGTGAGTGACGGAGCAGTTATTACCCCAATCGATATGACCCTCCGCACACAGGAGCACAATACAGGCATCCAGGACCAGCTCAATTTGTTGTCCAGTAAGTGCGGTTTCGGAGAGACCTATTATCGCTTTGATGGTGGGAGCATCACCACGGCGACACAAGTTATCAGCGAAAACTCCACCATGTTCCGCACGATCAAAAAACATGAAATCATTCTGGAGCAAGTGCTGGTGGAGCTGTGCCGCATTATCCTCCGCCTGGGCAACGCGTCCATGAACGCCGGACTGAATGAGGATATTGAGATCTCTGTGGACTTTGATGACAGCATTATTGAGGACAAAGCGACAGATTTTTCCAGAGATATGCAGTTGCTTCAAGCGGGCATCATGAACGATTGGGAATTTCGGGCCAAATGGATGAATGAAAGCCCGGACGAAGCAAAAAAAGCACTTCCTCGGATGGAGGACTTAACCACGGAAAGTCAAACAGAAGTAGAATGAGTGTTATTTTTGCTTTCCTCTAAGCGGTTTCGTCAATGAATCTTCGGGACTCCAACCTAGCCTTTTTATTCTTGCGGAAATAGCATCCGTGCTTAACCCTGTTTCTTCCGACCATTGCGATGCTGTTTCCTACTCGCCCACCGGCAGTTGTCCGGCGAATAATCCCTTTCGCAATCAATACGATCTATGCTCAAATTATCGGCGTAGCCAGAAGATAAGGCCCATGACCTAAACGACGTGTAATCGTCAAGCCATTCTTTGCATACACAAATACCTCTGCCTCCGTAATTTTTGTAACTGATATTGTTTGGGTTGTAACAACGTTCTTTCATTGCCCTCCAAATGTCGTATATGCGTTCTTTCTTTCGGTTCGACGTTGCGCCGTGAGTTGTTGCCCGTTTTTTCGATAATTCTGCGCTAAGACACCCGCAAGATTTTGTTTTTCCTATCTTCAATTTGTAAGGGGGTGATGCCCGGATGAAATATCCATTCTCCTGAATTATTGGACGCCCTCCCGGAAGAAATAGCCGGACTTTACCGCAGCCTGGAGGCAACCCTCCTTGACGAGATATGCTCCCGCCTGAAGCTGTCCGGTCAACTCAACGAGGTCACGGTGCAGGACATACGGGCCCTTCGCTCCCACGGCATCGACCTGACGGAGATCGAAAAGGCGATCCAGCGCACCGCAAGCATCAGCCAGAGCGACCTCGAAAAGCTCCTGGACGATGTTGTGGAGCGCAACCAAAGGTATTACCAAGAGGTCATGGACCTTACTGGGGTGACTGCTCCTGAGACGCTGGTGAGTGCCGCCGACATCGCCGCCATTATGGCACAGGCGCAGAGAGAAATTGGCAACCTGACCCGATCTATGGGCTTTCTGGTGGACAATGGCCGGACAATGCTGGCCCCGGCGAGGGCCTATCAATGGGCGCTAGACAACGCAGAGATGCAAGTTATGAGCGGGGCTGTCTCTTACAGCCAGGCCATCAAAAACGCCGTCAAGCAGCTGGCGGACAGCGGTATCAAGATTGTGGACTATGAGAGCGGGCACCGGGACCAGATCGACGTGGCGGCCCGCCGGGCGGTGATGACGGGCGTGTCCCAACTCTGCTCCAAATACACGGAACAGAGCGCCGAGTATCTGGAAACGCCGTATTTTGAGGTGTCCGCTCATATCGGGGCCCGTGACACCGGTGTCGGCTGGCAGAACCACAAGGAGTGGCAGGGCCGGGTCTACTCCGTCAGGATCGGAGACAAATATCCGAGCATCTACGAGGTGTGTGGCCTGGGCTATGTGGACGGCCTGGAAGGAGCCAACTGCCGCCATATCAGGACGGCGTTTGTGGATGGTGTGATGGAGCGCACATACACCGACGGAGAACTGGCCCACATTGATGACGGCCATGACGTGGACTTTGAGGGCAAGCACTACACGGCCTATGAGGCAACCCAGGTACAACGCCGCATAGAAAGAACAATCCGCAAGCTGAAACGGGAACAGACCGCATATAAGGCCGCTGGACTGGAAGAAGATTACCAAGCTGTAACGGCCCGTATCCGGCGGCTAAACGCAGAATATAAGTCGTTCAGCGAGGCGGCTAGGTTGCCGATGCAACGAGAACGTATGAAAGTAGCTTACTAATTGCCGAGAGGCGTAAAACCGAGGCCGACGGGCCTTAAACGGCACCCGACGGGGTGACTAATAAACGGAGGTTTCAAAAATGTCTGAACCTATTACAAATCCTGCGGTGCAGGAGCCGACACCGGGCAATGGTGGCGAGGTTACCTTTACTCAGGCCGAAGTTGATGCGCTCATCAGCAAAGAAAAAGCAAGAGCCGTAGCCAAGGCAACAAAGGGTATGCCCAGCGAAGAAGAACTGACCGCCTACCGGACCTGGAAGGATGGACAGGCCGGCGAAAAGGACCGCTGGGACAAGCTGACCGGAGAGCGGGATACGCTGGCCGGGAAGCTGACCGCCGCGGAGGCGGAGCGGGACCAGCTGAAACGCGACCTGTATCTGGCCCAAAAGGGTCTGACCGGAGAGGAGGCGGAGTTTATCGCCTTCAAGGCCGGGAAGATGGTGGACGACAAGACCACCTTTGAACAGGCCGTGGACGCACTGACCGCCGAGCGGAAAAAGACCACCTTCGACTGGACCGCCCCTGTGGGCGGCGGAAGCCCCAAAACAAGAGAAAACGACGTGATGAACGCCCTGATCCGGGGCGCACTCAAGTAAGAAAGGAGCCTATCAATGGCCGATATTATCGACAGAAGCAGATTGTCCGGGCTGATCCCTGAACCCGTGACCCGTGAGATTATCCAGGGAGCCGTAACAGAGTCCGCCGTGCTGCGGATGGCCCGTCGGCTGCCCAACATGACCAGCAAGACCCAGACCCTCAACGTGCTGGACGCACTGCCCACCGCCTATTTTGTGAACGGCGAGGCGACCACCGGAGCGCCCGACTCCAAGGCATCCCTAAAAAAGACTACCAACATGGCGTGGGACAAGAAGAAAATCTATGCAGAGGAGATCGCGGTCATCGTCCCCATTCCCGAGGCGGTGTTGGACGACAGCGATTACGACATCTGGGGTGAAGTGCGTCCCCGCCTCCAGGAAGCCTTTGGCAAGGTCATTGACGCCGCTATTCTGTACGGCACAGACAAGCCCACCTCCTGGAGAGCGGGCCTCGTTCCCTCTGCCGAGACTGCTGGCACTGTGGTGGCCGCAACCGGTGACATTTTCGCCGATATCATGGCGGAGGATGGTGTGATCGCCAAGGTTGAGGAGGGCGGATACATCCCCAACGGCGTGATGGCCGCCATCCAGATGCGGGCCAAGCTACGGGGGCTGGTGGACAAGAACGGCCAGCCCATCTTCAAGACTGATATGCAGGGTGATACCCGCTACGCGCTGGACGGCATGAGTATGTATTTCCCCGTAAACGGCGCTTATGATCCGGAGAAATCTCTTGCGATTGTGGGTGACTGGAGCCAGTTGGTCTATGCCATTCGACAGGATATGACCTTCAAGATTTTTGATAGTGGTGTGGTGCAGGACCCCACCACCGGTGACATTCTGTATAACCTGATGCAGAACGATATGGTGGCCCTCCGCGCCGTCATGCGGTTGGGCTGGGAGGTCCCCAACCCCATCAACGCTTACAATGCCGACCTGGACAACGCCTTCCCCTTCGCCGTATACGCCGCCGCCACCGGCACCATCAGCGCCGTGGACGTGACCCCCGCTACCCCGACGGTGGAGAAGGGCAGCGGACAGCAGTTTGCCGCTTCTGTGACTGGCACCGGTGGTCCCTATAGCACCGCTGTGACCTGGAGCGTGAGCGGTTCGTCCGCTGTTGCCGCCGGGACGCAGATCAGCGCCGCCGGTTATCTGGCGGTGGACGCCGCCGAGACCAACACCAGCCTGACTGTCACGGCCAAGTCCAAGCAGGATTCCTCCAAGACTGACACCGCCACGGTCACCGTATCGGGGGGTTAAATGAGCTGTTGAGCACGGCCTCGCTCTCCACGCCAGACCTCTCCGGCATGACCAAGGCTGAGCTCCTGGACTATGCGGACGAGAACGGCGTGGAGGGCGTCAGCAGCTCCATGAAAAAGGCCGACATCCTGGCTGTTTTGGAGGCGCTGTGATGGCTTACGCAGACTATGAGTATTATACAACTGCATACCTGGGAACAGCCATTCAGGAGGCCGAGTTTTCCCGCCTTGCCCTGCGCGCAAGTTCCTTTCTGGATTACTACACGCAGGGCCGGGCGGCCCCAAACAGCGAGTTGGACGCGCTGAGAATGGCCTGCTGCGCCATTGCGGAGCAGTACCAGTCAATTGACGCGGCGCAGGCGCTGGCGCAAAAGGCTCTGACTTCCGCCATGAACTCCGGCGGCGAACTGCAAAGCCAGAGCGTAGGCAGCTGGTCCAAGACCTACCGCAGCGGCGGGGACAGCGCTCAACAGGCCCTTTCCTCCGCACAGGCGGCGCAGGCTTCCCTTGCAGCGATCGCCCAGCAGTATTTAGGGACCACCGGTCTCCTATACCGGGGAAGGGGGTGCTCCTGTGGATATGTTCCCCCATGTTGTGACGGTCTATAACACGGATACCACAGAGCTGCCGGAGAACGATTTTAAGCCCACTTTGGTCAACTACATCACCGTTCTGCACGGGGTCCTCCTAGACGCTTCCAAGGGCTCTAATGTGACAAAAAGCGGCCTGGAAGGGGCAGATGCGGTAAACCTGTATATCCCGGTTGGTGTAGAGGCCGTGGACGGCATGACCGGCGCAGCAAAGCGGTACATCGGACCTGTGGAGTACTGGCGGGCGGACGATAAATCTACTCTGTGGACCCTCTCCGTTGGCCGCAACTGCTTTTTTGTCAAAGGCGAGGCCGTGCACCCAGACTGGACGGTGCAGACCATAGAGGCCGCTTATGACGATGTGTACGACGTGACCAAGGTGGACTTCAAGGACTTCGGCGGTGAGATGTCCCACTTTCAGGTCGGAGGCGTATGAGATGCTGAAATTCAGCGTTCACACCGAGGGCCTGGAGTCTATTAAGGATAGGTTGATGCAAGCGTCCTCGGAAGCAGAGCACATTTTGGCTGTACAAATTAGAAAAGATACATCCCCTTATGTGCCTGCACTAACCGGCAGCTTGGACACCAGAACAAGGATAGAAGGGTTCAGCGACGCAGGACTTGGGCCTGGGACTGGCGGCTCAATGATTGTGTACCCGGGTCCCTATGCCCGCTACCTCTACTACGGGAAATTGATGGTGGACCCGACCACCGGAAGCAGCTACGCCCCGAAGGGCGGTACAAAGGTTGTCACGGACAAAAACCTTGTGTTCAGCAAGTCTATGCACGCGCAGGCCCAATCCCACTGGTTCGAGGCCAGCAAAGCGCAGAACCTTGAGAAGTGGGTCCGTGTCGCAGACAAGGCGGTGAAAGATGAGCTCTAACAACGACAAGCCCCGCATGCTGGCGGCAGCAGAGGAAGTGGACAAAATTTCCCGCTCCATGCTGGTGTGGGCCAACACCTTCCCGGAGAAGCCGGTGGATATCATCAAGTATGAGTTCCTGACCGCCGACCAGGGGGACGAGACCGGTATGGCCCTGTCCACCATTCAGGGGACCTATATCACAAAACGATTTATTTTGGGCGGTTATCAGGCGGAGTACCAATTTAAGCTGATTTACCGCATCAAGCCGGGGCGCAGCAATGATAAGCGCCTGGAGGCGGACGAACTGCTGAATCACTTCGGAGACTGGGCAAGAAAAAATCTCCCTGACTTGGGAGAGGAGATTCGGGCGCTCCGGGTAGAGCCCACAACACAGTCCTCAAAATTTGCCGCCTATGAGGACGGCTATGAGGACTACCAGATTTTGATGAAGCTGACCTATGAAGTTGGCGTGTGAAAAACCTTAATGTACAAGAAAGGAATCAAAATGAAATTTTATGATATGAAGGTGCTGGAAAAGAGCATCGTGCCAGTCTACGAGAAGAATTGCGTAGACGGGAGTAATTTCCATGAACAGGTAGTGAATGCCCGTGAACTGTGGAAAGCATTAGAGATTGGTCGAGACTTTTCAAACTGGGTAAAAGATCGACTTGAAGCCATTGGAGCGGTTGAAAACGTGGACTATTGTTTGCTCGCCAAATCTGGCGAGCAAAACGGGCGCGGAGGATCAAACAGAATCGATTATATTCTGACAATGGACACCGCTAAAGAGATGGCGATGCTTGAACGCAACAAAAAGGGCAAAATGCTCCGTCGGTATTTTATCGAAGCAGAAAAACGGTATCGTGAGATGAAGCTCATCCGCGCGCGCTCTAAAGCGGAGCGGCGGTTGTTCACCGATATCCTAAAGGAAGTTCTCCCGGAAAGCCCCAACAAGAAATGGGCATACAAGCAGTACACAGACCTGATCTATAAGCACGTTACCGGATACAACGCAAAGCAGCTCAGGGAGCTGTACGACAAGCCCAAAGGAGCAAATGTGCGAGAGCTTATAACACCGCAACAGTTAAAAGAAGTCATGCGGTATGAACGCATTATTGAAGGCCTTGTAAATCTTGGGCAGAATTACGCCGGAGTAAAGGCAATCGTGGAGAACCCGACGGCATACTTGCCGCAAAAAGCAGGATAATTGAAACTATTCACTTGAAAGGAGACAGTATAATGGCAGATATTGAATTTAACACTACGGCGGGCCAGACCATTGCCCGAGAACTTCTGATCGCCTATCTTAACACAGGGACCGCGGAGTCTCCCTCATGGAGTGCGTTCGGCAAGCGCGTGGAAGACTCCGATGAGGAAATGGACTGGAGCCAGGAGTCCACGCAGGACATCCTGGGGAACACCTGGACCACCATGAAGAAGCCCATCATTACCCAGTCTTTTGACCCCATCCCTATGGACGCCGGAGACGCTGCCGCAGTAAAGCTGTGGAATCTTGGTGTAAAGGACCAGAACGCCCAGTCTCTTGCCAACCAGGATATGCTGATCGCTCATTTCTACGCTGATTCCGGCAAGGCCACCTTTGCAGAGCGGTACAGCGGGAGCGCCATTGCCGTGACCCGCATTGGCGGCGAGGGCGGAGGCAACCTGGAAATTTCCACAGAGATCACCTACGGCGGCGAGCGTACCCTTGGTACGGTGACGAGAACCGGCAGCACGGTCACCTTTACTCCTGACGGGGCGGTGTAACACATGAAGGAACTGAACTTTGAATCGGGCCTTGTTACTTACTCCCTGAACGGAAAGTGTGAGGTCACATTTAACCCAACCGACAGCAACTTTGTGGAGCGCCTTTATTCCGCCTTTGAGGAACTAGACAAGAAGCAGGAGGGGTACAAGGCCCAGGTCGAGAAGATGGCAAACAAACGAGAGGTGTTTGACTTTGCCAGGGAACGGGACGCGGAAATGCGGGGAATCATCGACGGCCTGTTTGGCGTTCCAGTGAGTGATGTACTCTTTGGCGATATGAACGTTTACGCTGTGGCCGCTGGGCTTCCGGCGTGGTGCAACCTGATGCTGGCCGTGATGGACGAAATCGACAGCACATACACCAGAGAACAGAAATCAACCAATCCGCGCATTGCAAAATACACTGCAAAATATCAGAAGTACCACAAGTGAGGTAGTACGGCATGGGTTACGGACTCCCAAAAAGTGTTGAAATAGACGGGCAGGAATTTGCCGTTCGCTATGACTTCCGGGTCATCCTGGACATTTTCGAGGCAATAAACGACCCGGAACTAAGCGACGAGGACCGTGCCCTTGCCGTGCTCCATATGTTCTATGTGGACTTCGAGGCGCTGACCGACTACGACGTTGCGTTAAAAGAGTGCTTCAAATTTATCAACGGCGGCCAGGAGCAGGAGTGGCAAAAAAAGCAGCCCCAGCTTGTGGCGTGGGAGCAAGACTTCCAGTACATCGTGGCGCCGGTCAACCGGGTGCTGGGCTATGAGACCAGGGCGTTAGAGTACGACCAGGAGGGCAACACAGGCGGCGTACACTGGTGGACCTTTCTTTCCGCGTACATGGAAATTGGAGACTGCCTGTTCGCTCAAATCGTTGGCATTAGGAGCAAAAAGGCAAAAGGCAAAAAGCTGGATAAGACCGAACAAGAATTTTACAGAAAAAATAAAGAAATTGTAGACATAAAGGTCTGCTACACAGAGTCGGAGGAAGCACTAATCAAGGCGTGGACATAAAAAAGCCGCCCCCAAAGGAGCGGCCTTGGTCATCCATTTGGGTAGACCGTAATCACATCGCTTTCCGTCAATTGGTTCAGCGTCTCGCTATTTAAGACAGAAAGGCGGAACTCCACTTTTTCAACATCTTCAAGCGGCGTCTCACAGAACACGATGAAGGAGCCAGTCACACTTTTCCCTGAAAGAGCAGTCACGGGCAAGCCTGTCCCTGTGGAACAATGAGAATTTTCCACATAGACATCATCGAGCACGTACATTTGCTCTACGTCGCCTGTGTTGTCCACGGAGAGGGAGACATAAAAGCACCCATCCACTAAGTCGGAGCTGGAGCAGCCCTTGTACTCCGCCTCGAAGCCATCACCGGAAAATGTCAAGGTTTTGGCTGTGTGGTCGCCCTGAGTGTTCTGGGCGCTGGACGTTCTACCGCCCATGGAACCGGCCACGACGGCCACACAGCCAATGACGGCGATCACCGCTACCACCGCGCAGGCAACATAGACGCCCTGGTGCTGTTTCGCCCCGCAGCGGGGGCAGGCTTTTTCCGACTTTGCGATTTCCGCCCCGCAAGTCTTACATTTCATCAGTTTTCCCATTTCAATTTCCCTCCAAAGGTGGTGATTTTATGGCAGCAGATGGTTCCATCATCATTGACACCAGAATTGATGATAAAAAAGCGCAACAGGGACTAAACCGACTTAACCGGAAGATTCAAACGCTCAACGACCAAATTTATGTCAAGCAACAGCAGAAAATGCCTTTGGTGGAACAGTCAAAGGAACTGGGTGCGCAGCTTGACGCCGCAAAGGCAAAGTTGGCTTCTCTCCAAAGCACAAGCTACGGCGGTGTAGGTAAAGCGGAAATCCAGGAGCAAAAGGAGCAGGTGCGTCTGCTTCAAAGCGAATGGAACAAGGTACAAGGTCAGGTTGAAAGCTACAACAACGCAATCAGTAAGGCAAGCTTAGAGCTTAACCTGTCAAAAGAGCGGGCCGGAGCCATTCAGGCGCAGCTTGCTACCGGAAGCGCTAGTGGGAAAAAACTGGCTAATTCGATGAATCAGGCCAGAAAACAGGCGTCTCGTTTTGCTGACAACACCGGGCGGGCAATCGGAATGAGCCTTATGTTCAGCTTTGCGTTCCGGGCGGTGACTGCGTTTACAGAGTGGATGGGGAAAGTCATCAAAGTAAACGATGAAGCGTCGGAAGCCGTTGGACGGCTCAAGGGCGCTTTACTGACGATGGTTCAGCCGCTTTTCAACGTCATTATACCAGCCTTCACAACATTTGTAAATATTCTGAGTCGAATCGTCACCGCCATATCGAGCGTTGTATCCGCTATGTTTGGCATGACGCAAGAGCAGGCGGCAAAGGCGGCGGAGGAACTGTATAAGGAAACAGAAGCCCTGAACGGTGTAGGGAACGCGGCAAAAGACGCGGAGAAGTCGCTTGCCAGCTTTGACACCATCAATAAGCTGTCTGAAAACGAACAAGGGAGAGGCGCTGGAGCGGCTGCTTCGAAGGGCATCAGCCCGATTTTTGAGGATTTTAACACAGAAGAATACAAGCGGAAAATTGACGAGCTGACGGCGTATGTTTCTGGTGCACTACTTGCACTTGGCGCTCTTCTTGCCTTTTCTGGCGTCAATGTCCCCCTCGGCCTTGCGCTTATGGCGGCGGGAGCAATCGGACTTGTTTCTGTGCTCGCTGAAAACTGGGGCGCTCTTGATGGTCCTTTGCAAGCGGCCATTACAAGAGTCCTTGTAATTCTTGGCACGGCAGCTTTGGTAATTGGTGCAGTATTGGCGTTTTCCGGTGCAAATCTTCCTCTTGGCATCGGGCTTATTGCGGCTGGAGCCGCGGCTCTTGCAGCGGCGGCGGCCATAAACTGGGGGTCAATGGATGCCGAAGTGAGAAACACCATTACCGGCATTTTGGAAATCGTAAGTGGTGCGCTTTTGGTTCTGGGCGCTGTCTTTACATTTTCTGGTGCCAATATCCCCCTTGGCATTGGGTTACTGGTGGCTGGGGCCGTGGCTCTTGCAGCGGCCATTGCGCTTAATTGGGATGGCGCGACCACAAGTATTAAACAGGTAGTCACAGACATTTTGCTTTTGGTGGGAACAGCTTTTCTGGTGATTGGCGCGGTTCTTATATTTTCTGGCGCAAATCTTCCTCTTGGCATCGGGCTTATGGTAGCTGGAGCCGTTGGGCTGGCTTCTGCCGCCGCCTTAAACTGGGAAACCGTTCAGGCGGCTTTACAAGGCCCTATTGGAGCTATTATCGCCGCTGTCAGCGCAGCACTTCTTGTTCTTGGCGCGGTTTTCGTTTTTACTGGCACAAACCTCCCTCTTGGGATTGGCCTTTTGATCGTGGGGGCCGTAGGACTTGCAACAACGGCAGTTGTTAATTGGGAAACAATTCAAACGGCAATGCAAGGCCCCATCGGGGCGGTGACTGCAATAGTTAGCGGCGCTTTGCTTGTGCTTGGCGTGGTTTTGCTGTTTACCGGGGCCGGTATACCGCTAGGACTTGGGCTGATCGCCGTAGGAGCTGCCGGGCTTGTTCTCGCAATCACGCCAAACTGGAATTTCATTCAGGATGCAATTTCTGGGGCCTGGGACAGCTTTGTATCCTGGTGGGATGCTGGGCCAGCCAAATTCTTTACGCTGGATTATTGGGCAAACCTCGGGGAAGACATACTCAATGGTTTGCTTAACGGGCTTAAAAGCGTTTGGTCGAGTGTAACAAACTGGGTGTCAGAAAAAGTCGGCTGGATAACAGGCCAATTCACAGACGCAAAAAATTCTGCGCCAACAATAAATTCTTCCTCAACCAGAATGTCTGCTGCTATTAGCACAAAAAGCATTCCGGCTCTGGCCCGTGGCGCCGTCATTCCGCCCAACCGGGAGTTTTTGGCTATTCTGGGTGATCAAAAGAGCGGGACCAATATCGAGGCCCCCGCATCTGAAATTGAAGCTGCCGTTGCTCGCGGAATGCAGTCGGGCAGTGGGGGTTACGGCGGCCAGCTCACGATTACTATAAAGCCCGCATCCGGGTTAACGCGATACCTGAGTTACGAGCTGGACGACGAGTCAAAGCGGCGTGGATATAAATTAGTCAAGGCTTGAAGGTGATACATATGAGCGCAAATTATATCAAAATCAATGGTCAGTCCTTCGACGCCAAAGTAGCGATCTCAGACTACGAAGAAAACTTTAACGTGCTGGATGGAGAAAATGCAGGGCGAGTAAAGAATGGGAGCATGGTCAGGGATGTCATCGGTACATATATTGGACATAAAATCACTTTTTTCAGCGCAAGCAACGCAGAAGGGTTCGATGCCCTATGGGATTACCTGGTGCAGCACTCTGTGGACGACTTTGTAACACTTGAAGCCGCCGATGGGCAAAGCACCATTATATACGAAGCATATTATACATCCGGCAAAAGAAAAATACGAACGGTGCAGGACGGCGTAAATTACTGGGACGAAATAGAAGTCAATTTTGTCCCAGTTAACCCGCAGGTGACGCCATGAGCTATAAAATTATATATGGGGACCGGACCTTCACAGCCAAGGATATCAAGGAGGGACATTGTTTCATCGGAAATTCCATTGCCGGGGACGAGCTCACAATTGATACATTGGATGTGACGGTCAAAAGCTTTGACACGCAGTTCTTCCCGCTGACGGACTCGGACGGATATCTCCTGTGTGATTCAAACGGACACTTCCTTGTAGCCAGGCCCAGACTGGATGATCTGACACAGTATGTCTATGGCGAGCCAGTATATTACTACCATGACGATGTGCTGATCGGTAAGTTTTTCTTGTCATCTGTGATGCGGGTGGGGCTAATCCATTATAAGCTCTCCTGCATTTCAGGGGTCGGTCTGCTGGATAATACCCAGCATTACGGCGGCATGTACACGGGACAAGCCCTGTCCGATGTAGTCGCAGATATTATTTCCGGCACGGTAGAGTACAGCATAGACGAGGCATATCAAAGCATCCCCGTCTATAACTGGCTGCCCATCGGGACGCGGAGAGAAAACCTCCACCAGCTTTTGTTTGTGATGGGGCTCGCACTGAAAAAAGACGCGAACGGAATGATACGGATCACAGCTCTCACGGACAGCGACCCAGCAGAGATCGAAGAGAGTCGTTTGTTTTCGGGCGGCAGCATTGATTACAACACACCGTCCACGGCGGTTTCGGTCGCGGAACACACATATATAGCATTTGCATCAGACGAAACGGTTACGTTGTTCTCGGGTGAAGCGGCGGCGGAAGATATTATTACGCCGAATGGAGCCAAGGTGTCTGGTGTGCTTGTGCCGTTTGATAACCCGATACACGATCTCCAAATCGACAATGGGGAGATTTTAGAGAGCGGCGTAAACTACGCCGTACTGGCACAGAGCTCAGATTGCCTCCTCACTGGTCAAAAGTATACGCACATTGTACGGGAAATTTTACGCGGCGAGGCTGGGGCCAGCAAGGACAACACCGCTACTGTTACGGACGCGACGCTTGTAAATCTGGCAAATTCCGAAAATGTGGCCGAGCGCGTACTTGCTTACTACAGCAAAGCACGCACTGTCTCCAATGATCTCGTGGTCGGTACAGAGCGCCCAGGCGACCCAATAAGCATGGATGACCCGTTTGGAGACCCCATGACGGGCATTATAAAATCCATGGATATCAATATATCCAATTTGCTCAGAGCGCAAACCGAATTTGTGGAGGGGTACACACCCACCGGAATTGGCAATTATTATGAGCACCTCCTTATCATCACCGAAGATGGGACGGTCACAATCCCGGCAGAAGCAAAAGGCAGGGTGCGCCTTGTCCTCATCTCAGGCGGTCAAGGCGGCGCATCCGGCGAAAAAGGCGCAGACGGCACCAATGACAGCCAAAGCGACGGAAACGGCGGTAAGCCTGGTGCGGGTGGTAAGGCTGGTAAGGGCGGTTCCGGAGGCCGCATTTACATTGCCACGATCCCGGTAACTCCGGGACAAACCTTTGCGGTAAAAATTGGGCGAGGCGGAGTCTACGGCTTTTATTCGGAGGACGGATCGGAAGAAGGCTCGTTTGGAAGAGACACCACTTTTGGGGAATACTCCACCGCGAATGGCCGTGCGTCTGAGACCGGATTTGTCGAAATGTTCAGCGGGGTCGCATACGGGCTGCCCGGTGATGACGGTGTGAACGGCGGCAGCGGCAGTGGAGAAGACGGCGCGGGAGAAAGCGTCATATATAATGGCGTTACATACACACCCGGCGCACAGGGAGAAACCGCGAGATACGAAAGCAGCAAAATGACCGTAGTAGGCATTGGCGGCTATGGCGGCGGTGCAGCAGCAGGCCACAACGGGAAAGACGGCGACTCAGGCTCCGCAGCTTATAATGGCGGAGATGGATACGGCACTGGCGGTGACGGCGGTGCGGGCGCGGACGCGGATGCTCCGGCCACTACTCAGTATCGTGGCAGAGGCGGAACGGGTGGCAACGGCGGCGGCGGTGGCGGTGCAGCAGGCGGCGCGTCGAATAACAATGTGGCAACCAATAAATGGGATGGCGAGAACGGTATCGGCGGTGCGGGAAGCCATGGCGGTACAGGCGGCCTGGGAATTGCTTTTTTGTACTATTGAGGTGGTAGCGTGGCAAGTATTATAAAAAAACTGATCAACGGGATTTTGGGCGACGTGGTACAGCTTGATCACTCCGCCCAAGATATTGACGACACCATCACAAAAACGTCCCAACTCACCGGGCGTAATCTGCTGGATAACTGGTATTTTGTGAATCCTATTAACCAACGTGGTCTGGATAGCTATGCAAATAGTAGTGGACTCTATGGTATTGATAGGTGGAAGATACTTTCAGGGCTTTCAAATTTTTGCTACGTTGAAGTTAATGATGGTTATGTGGCTATTGTGAATGCGAATACAACGCCAGGTAATTATATCTATATCGCCCAATATTTTGAGTATGAAATCACGCCAGCTGGCGTTTCTCGGACAGTAAGCATTATGGACAAAGACGGGGTTGTGAGGTCCAGCACAAACTCCAATGGTATTAACTGGGTATATGGCGATGGGATTTATATTTATCAGGGCGACGCTAAGAGTCTGAACATCAGATTGGATGCTGGCAAGCGGTTGGATATGAAAGCAATCAAGCTTGAACTTGGTTCAAGTCAAACCATTGCCCATCAGGACATAGCAGGAAATTGGATGCTGAACGAAATCCCGGATTACGGGGAGCAACTGGCACGGTGTCAGAGGTACTATCAAATTTTCGCGACTCAGTTGGTTAGACCGACAAACAAGGACGATTTTAGGCCTGTAATGAGGACAACCCCTGCGCTTAGCACAATTACAATCGGCAGCACAACGTATTATACAGCTAGTGCAGAACTTTGAGGAGGCCAAAATGGACAATACATCAAGAGTCTATATCAAAACAGATGACCAGGGCCGGATTATCCGATGCGAGGGCGAATACACCCTGCCAAGCAATTTGGACGGGTGGGTGCTTATCGAGGAGGGACCGCCCTGTGACCGTCTCAATTTAGCCCAGACGCATTATTTTGAGGGAGGGCTTTACACAGACGATGGTATCCCCCGGTATAAGCTGGAGGACGGACAGACGGCAGCACGTACCGATGAGGAGATCGAGGAGGACCGTGCGGCGCTTCCTGAGCCGAAACCCTCTGACCTCACGGCGCGCGTGGAAGCACTGGAAGAAATCACGGCGGCAATTGAGAGAGGGCTATCCACATGAAACTAAGAGCAACAGGACAAACGCTGGAACTTGTAGAATCCGAACGACTGGTATCCGGGTCGGTAGAAATCTACACGGCAGCATTTGAATTTGATCCGGCCTGGGATGGATATGCAAAAACAGCGGTGTTTACGGACGATATGGGCCGCAGCGCTGAGATCGCATTGACAGATAATACATGCACAGTCCCGTGGGAAATCCTTCGGGCGGGCAAGTACATCCATATAGGCGTATATGGAGTAAATGGGGACAAGCGATATCCGACGATTTACACGGCAAATGGCCTCAGGGTCTTTGAGGGTGCATTGCCCGCAAACCCATCTCAGCCTCCAAGCCCCACAGAATATGAGCAGCTATTGAGCATGATCGGAGACACAGCGGCCCTTAAAACCACGGACAAGTCCTCTTTGGTTGCGGCAATCAATGAGATATACCAAGCAGGCGGCGGCGGAAAGTCCGTTACAGATGCCCAAGTAAATGAGGACGGCGACCTTATCATCACCCTGTCAGACGGCACCACCATCAACGCGGGGCATGTAGTGGGCGCGGATGGTGTGCAAGGACCGGAAGGACCTCAAGGGCCGCCTGGCACGGAAGGAGAGCAGGGACCAGCGGGGCCCAAGGGAGACACCGGGGGGCAAGGCCCGCAGGGGCCAAAAGGTGACACCGGAGACACCGGCCCGCAGGGTCCCGCAGGTGCGGATGGCGTCGGCCTCCCCACGGTGACCGCAGAGGACAACGGCATGTATGCGGGCGTGGTGGACGGAGCGTGGGGCAAAGTGAGCGCGCCGGGTGGAGGTGGAGAGTGGACGCTGCTATGGGACCATACATTTTCAGAATCTGACGTGGGTACGGCATACTGGGAATGGAATGTAACCGACATAACAGAGATATCAGTCAGGACCTGGGGACTGCTGTCAAATCAAACGATGGGGTGGCAGCTAAAAGTCAATGGGGCAAGCCTCACAAATAACGTGGCCGTCCGCAACACGGATGGCATCAAGCATCAAATCATACATGCCATATTTGCCGGAGCCCATTGGATCACACGGATATCCACCTATGACTATGACGCGATGTCTGCGTCCTCGCTAAATAATACGGCATCGCCCACTGGCGCAAATATGGGAGATGGTAAAGCCCAAACGATCCAGTTTGCCCAAAGCGCCGTACAGGACTACCAGATATATAGCGGACAAGTAAAGATTTGGGTGAGGTAGCGATATGTACAAAGTAATAGATAATGTCAAAATCCTCATGACAGCAGAAGAACTCGCGGAGCTGGAAGCCATGGGACAGGCCCAGCCCCCCATCTCGCCCACAGTGACGGAACGGCTCTCCGCGCTGGAGGCGGCCATGCTGGAGCTGATGATGGGAGGGACGGGCGATGGTTGAGTTTATCCGCATCCAGTATCGTCTGGGCCGTCTGACGGCGGAGCAGGTGCGCTCCATGGCCCCGAAGTGGATCACTGCCGATCAGGCGGAAGAGATTATCCATATGTGACAGGCCGAAAGGCCGGAAAGGAAAATTATTATGAAGCATCTGTACGAGTACATCAATGAGATCATGGACATCGCCTCCGTCAACCACGCGGAGCCGCAGCACGCCAAGGATATGTTTTTGAGCAATATCCGCAACGCCGGGGACCCCACGCTGCCCCACTACAGGGGCGCGGGGAATGTGGACTACGCCGCGCTGGCGGAGGACCTGCCCAGACTGACCCGAGAGGGAGCGGCCCTCACTCAGGCGTTATTTGACCACTACAAGGCGCTGGTGGAGCTACACAGGGCTGGGCGGTACGCCGAGGCGGTGGAGCTGATGCGCGGGGCTGTGGAGGCGGCTGAGGGCGATGAGTAAGTACGTCGCCTCCATCCCACTGGGGGACATCGAGCGCGTCCAGATATACATCAACAAGTCGGTCAAGACCCTGGCCGAGATCAAGGCGGAGACCGGGGCGGACTATCTGATTAACGGCGGACTGTACCAGGGGCCCAAGGCTGTGTGCCACCTTCGGGCGGATGGGCGGACCTATGCTAAGGACCCGTATACCTACTGGGGCTATGCCTGGGACACAGGGCCGGACATCACCCTGCGCTCTGTCCCTGCGGCGGAGCGGCGGAATTACATCTGCTGTGTGTGTCTGTTGCGGGGTGGGAAAGCCGAAACGCTGATTTATAACCGGGATGTAGGGGGCAGCAGGCCCAGAACAGCCATAGGGCTCAAGGACGGGGCGCTGTGCCTCTACTGCACCGACAGCGGGCGGACGCCGGAGGAGCTCCAGGCCGAGCTGCTGGCCCTGGGGTGGGAGAGCTCCGTCATGCTGGACGGCGGCGGCTCCTCTCAGTGTGATCTGGCGGGGAAACGGATCGTCAGCAGCCGGAAGGTACACAACCTCATCTTGGTCTACAAACGTAAGAGGGCCCCATCCGAGCCCGACGACAGCGATAAGGAGGACAAGCCTATGAGCACAAAATACACCGTATGTCTTGACCCCGGCCACGGACCGGATACGGTCAATGGGTCTCCAGACGGGAGTTACAAAGAGAGAGAATTTGCCTGGGATATGTATACCCGCATCCGCCCGCTGTTGGAACGGCATGGCGTCAATGTGATCTGCACCAGGACGGAGGACACCAAGCCCAGTCTGACCGCCCGTTGCGAGGTGAGCAACAAGGCGGGAGCGGACCTGTTTGTCTCTCTGCACTCCAACGCCGATGGCGGCTCCGGCTGGGGGACGGCGCGGGGGCTGCTGGTCTATACCTCCAGCGGGCCCATGACGGCCAAGCGCAATGTGGCTGCCACTGCCATTGTCAACCGGGCCCACGAGGCCGGGGTACGGCTCCACGGAAGCGGCGTCGCCCACCAGATCGAGTACACGGTGTTGGCAAAGACCGACGCACCCGCCGTGCTCATCGAGTATGGATTCCACACCAACCAGGAGGACATTGGTCTGCTGAAAGACATCTCCTACCGGGACAAGCTGGCGGAGGCCACGGCAATGGGCGTGTGCGATTTCCTGGGCGTCACCTGGACGGCGGAGAGCGGCGGGGATGGCACAGATACCCCGGCCGCCGATCGGGCCGCTGAGGCGTGGCAGAAGGCGAAGGACAAGGGCGTCCTGGACGGCACACGGCCCACAGACCCGGTCACCCGGCAGGAATTGGCCGTGGTTTTAGATAGATTAAACTTGATTTGACGGAGGTACTTATTATGGATATCACTGAGCTTGGCATTGCGGCACTGCCCGCGATCACTGTCATCTGTCTGCTGGTGGCCCAGGCTGCCAAGGCTACGGCGCTGGACAACAAATGGCTCCCGGTCATCTGCGGTGCGGTGGGCGGTGTGCTGGGTGCGCTGGCGATGCGCATCATGCCGGACTACCCGGCGCAGGATTACATCACCGCCGTGGCCGTGGGCATCGTCTCCGGTCTCGCGGCAACCGGCGTCAATCAAGTCTATAAGCAGCTCACCGGAGGTAAGGAGGGCTAAGCGATGGAGTGGACCACAGTAACAGTGATTATCGCCCTTGTGGGCCTTGGGGCGGCAATTATTAAGCCGATTGTATCACTCACGAGGTCCATTACTGAGCTGACAATCCAAGTCAAGGGGCTGCGTACCGATATGGATAAGCAGACCGAGCACAACCGAGAGATCCACAAACGCTTGTGGGACCACAATGATGAGCAGGATGATCGGCTGGACGACCACGAGCGGCGGATCGGCTCCCTGGAACACAAAGTATAAGATAATCCCTGACCTGGCATTTAATTTGATATCTTTGAAGAGGGAGTGTAAATGTGGGAGCGCACGTTAACATGCCCGAAACCCTGAAAAATTTATTGCGGTCGGAGATTGAACAGGCAATTTATCAGGCAAATCTCGGTAAAATAGACACCGGGATAGCGCAAAGGTATTTGATAGAGCAAATACCTCAAATTGATATCGCAGCGGAATACGGGTGTGAGCGCTCCACAATATCAAGGCGGCTTCCGCGCATCATTGATAAGGTAGAATACGGCGCTACCGTTGGTGCTGTTGCAAACAGAAGCGAGAGCTATGATGCAGAAGGCAAAAAGGTATGGGAGTCTGAT